ATCAGACAGACAACAAAAGGTTTAAGTTTTTAAAAAGTTTGTATATAGTAAAGTCAGAAAGTTAAGGCAATGAAATACAAATTTAAAATGCAACCTTATGAGCATCAGTTGACAGCTCTTAGGAAAGGTTGGAACTCAAATGAGTTTGCATATTTTATGGATATGGGTACTGGTAAGTCTAAAGTTTTGATAGACAACTTCAGTGTTTTGTATGACAAAGGTAAGATAACTGGTGTTTTGATAATAGCCCCAAAAGGTGTTTATAGAAACTGGTCAAGAAATGAAATACCAACCCATATGCCAGAACATGTATTAGCTGATATTTGTGTTTGGCAACCTAATCACACACAAAAATTTTTACAGACTTGGAAAAACTTATTTACAGAAAACTATAACTTAAAAATATTTTTAATGAATATAGAAGCCTTTAGCACTCGCAAAGGTGTAGAAGTAGCTGAAAAGTTTTTGTTAGGTCATAGTTGTTTAATGGCTATAGATGAAAGCACAACAATAAAAAGTAAGAATGCTAAACGTACTAAATCAATAGTGAAACTTGGGAAATTAGCCAAGTACCGTAGAATCATGACGGGTAGTCCAATAACCAAAAGCCCTATGGATTTATATACACAATGTGAGTTTTTAAACCCTGAACTACTTGGTCATAAAAGTTTTTTCAGTTTCCAATATGAATATGCAATTATAAAAAGACGTAATTTAGGTTCATATAGTTTTAACCAGATAGTAGGTTATAAGAATTTAAAACAGCTCAATGGTTTATTAGATAGTTTTAGTTTTAGAGTACGCAAACAAGACTGTTTAGATTTACCTGATAAAGTTTACACTAAAAGAGTTGTAGAGCTTACACCAGAGCAAGCTAAAATGTATAACGACTTAAAAAAGATAGCACTTGGTATATGTGAAGAGGGAACTGTTACTCCAACCACAATATTGACACAATTACTTAGATTACAACAAGTATGTTCAGGACATGTAAAATTAGATGATGGATCACTAAAAACATTTCCTTCTGCTAAAATAAAAGAATTAGAAGCAGTAGTTGAGGAAATTGATGGTAAGGCTATCATATGGGCGAACTTTACACATGACATAGAAAGTATAGAACAACTACTACAAAAAATGTATGGTGATGATAGTGTTGTTTCTTATTATGGAGCAACTAGTGTTGAACAAAGAGACTATGCTATGAGTTCTTTCCAAAACCCAGATAGCCCAGTAAGGTTTTTTGTAGGACAACCTAGAACTGGTGGTTATGGTTTAACTCTTACTCAAGCATCTACAGTTGTATATTATAGTAATAGTTACGATTTAGAGGTTAGGTTACAAAGCGAAGACCGAGCACATCGTATTGGTCAAGTGAATAAAGTAACATACATAGACATTATTGCTGAAAAAACAGTAGATGAAAAAGTACTACAAGCCTTAAGAAGTAAAATTGACATTGCAAGTGTAGTTTTACAGGAAAATGTTACAGATTGGATAGTTTAGTAAAAAAATGACTCCGTATAAGCTCGATACAGTCATGAGAGCAAGGTGTCCGTGTGTGTTTGTACCTTAAAATTACTTCCCGTTCTTGGTCATGTACGCAGTAGTCCCCATGTAAGTTCCCACTATTCCAGCCCCAGAAATGTAGAATAAATTGCTAATATCCGACAAAGCTTCCACTCTTTCAAGAGGTATGAAGAACATAGTCGCCGTAAACACTCCCATACCTATTAAAGTATATCTTGCCATGCGTAATTGTGCTAGATGCTTCCTTAATTCATCTTCAGTTTTTTTAATTTCTTTCACATGACTTAATTCTTCATCAGTTACGATGCCATCACCATCTTGATCGTACTCTTCGTATTTACTATTTTTTTGTAATTGTTTTTGTTTCATCTGTTTTCCTTATATATCCAAGCTAGAGCAAATAGAAAACCAACAACTGTGAAAAATAAAAATGTCCAGCCTATAGCTTCCCAAATTTTTCTTATAAATTCTTGTCTCTCATAAACTTCTTTTTGTCGTTGTTTTCTTATGTTTGCTTCCATTTGCAATATTTGCTCCCATGAACTTGGACCATAATGAAAGTTTATAAATGTTTTGAGTTCTTGTCTTTGTGCCTCTAATTTCTTTTTTGCCGTGAAAGCTTCAATAGCACTTGCTTCTAATTCAGAACCTTTAAACAATTTAACTAAAGGTGATGCGTTCTTAGCAGACTTTTCAGCATTATCAATATCACTTAATGCTCCCATCCAGCGACCTAAATCTTTTCCCATAGATTCAATGTCTCTACCTACTTCAAACCCTTTTTTTATCGCCGTGAATGCTTTGCTCGCGGCTGTTATTGCTAATCCAATGCTTGCTGGATCCATATTAATCTCCGTTTAACCTATGGGGAAACTTTGGAGCTTTGCCATTCTTTGTACCAAACGCTCTGCACGATTTGTTACTTGCTTATACCATCTAGAGTCTTCCATTTGCAAAGAAGCTTCTAAATAGTCACCATCAGCTATAGCTTTATTCATTTTTTTAAATTTACTGAGTCTTGGTCTACCCATATTAAACATCATATTAGCTAATATAAGTTGTGCTTCTTCTGGTAGATTATTAAAGTTTGGATATAATATTTCACATTCTTCTAATGTAACTTTTATATCCTTTTTAAATAATTCATTTACTCTATCTTCTGATATGGTAGTACCTATTGGTTGACCATACTCTTCATCCCACTCAGTAATTAAATGACCAATCCCACATGTTGGTAGATTTAAATGGTCAAGATAAATGGCATTAACACAACCTTCATCACGTTTTAGTTCTTGTTGTAACTGTTCTAGGTTCATGCTAACCCTCCAATCCCTGCTCTACTTTGTATTGCTCCTCCCGTAGTGTCAAATGGAAACAATGAGGCATAGTTCGTTTTCAGGGGAGGACTACTAGACGAACCTCCACCCGACACTTCGGGAAGATTCAAATTTAAAGTATTTGGTGTAATTGTGTTAGACATAGTTGTGTTTTGACTCACTTGGTCACCTCTGACTGGAGTTTCACCCGTTCTTTCAACTTCTTCTTCTATTGTTTCTTGTTTTCCAGTTTCAGGACTCAATGGTAAACCTATACCTAATTCTCTTTCTAAACTTGTAAGCATAGCCGTCAATCCACTAAATACTTTATCACGACGTTGATAAGCATTAAATTTGTCATGAACTTTTTGTAGTTGTACCACACTAGGAGGTTTAGCTAAGATGCTTGACAGAACATTACTAACGAGCATAGTTTTACCAAACTCAATAGGCTTACCTTGTCTTAATTGTCCAACAACAGCACCAGTAGCTATTGATGCTCCCGCATCTTTTGTGCCACCAGTAATAAAAAAGCTATATAATCTTCTATCAGTCAGAGCTTTAACATACTTTGGTGGGAATAAAGATTTAAAACTTTGAAACTCACCTAGCCCTTCAGTCAAGTCCGTCATATTTTTTGAGAACATTGCACTGTTTATTACTATCGTTCCAGAACCTTCTGCTTGCTCTGCTATGCCACTTTTAGTCATTACTTTATTTATTATGGCTCTTCGTAAATCATTAGCAAAAGGACTGTTTATACCACCTTTTGAAGCCACCATATCTGAAACTTCTTTAGCAGTAGAATTTGATAATAAAGCAAAAGCGTTTTCAGAATTTTCCATAGCTTGTTTCAACGCTTGTTGAGCACCACTGTTCTGTAATTGTGAAGCTTTTAGAGATAAATCTTCTAATGCTTTTCTTGTTGGTGCATGAGGAACTAACTTATTATATAAGTCTGGTTTATTTACTTTAAGGTCAAATAAAGTTTTTCCCGCTTTTTCACCACTGTTTAATATGTATTGTACAAAACCATCTTGTAGGTCTTTCATAACCTTACCAGTTGTTTTTTGAATTAGTTGCTTACTAGACTTATCATTGACACCTTCAGCGACTTGCATAAATTTTGCTAAGAGGTTTATGTCTTGTGCGTTTGTTTTACCCTCAAATATTGATTGCATTGTTTTATCAACATTTAATCCTGCTCTTTTATCAAACAAACTAGAAAGACTTGTAAAGTTAACAATGTCGTTTTTATCTTTTGTTAATTGTTTTGCTTCTTTTAAATACTTCATAAAATTAGTGCCACCACTCATGGGCTTTTCTAAAGTATTATCAATAGCCTTAATCATTTCTATAGCATTTCTATCACCAGTTTCTCCAGCTATCTCAGATAGTTTATTTCTTACAGTAAGCATTTGTTTTAAAGAATCAAATACTCTTTTTTTACCAAACTTTTCCACAGCTATTGTACCTACTTCAGGATCCATAGCTCTTAATTGTGTTAATAAGTTTTTAATTTCACCTTGTAATTCACCACCAAGTCTTTGATATACGTTTTTACCAGTCTTATCAGGCTTTGCCATTTTACCTTGTACTCCAGCTAAAACAGTTCCTGCTGTTTCTTGTATGTCTTTTAAATTAAAAACAACTTTATCTTTTTTTGCTGTTTGCATGGCAAGAGTATAAGTTTTTTCAATAAGGGTATCATAGCCCTCTTTAAATTTACCAACATCTTTTACAAGTTCATCAAAACTTATATTACCTAATTGACTTTCTGGATCAGCTTGTTTAATAACTTCTACAGTGTCATCAAGTAATTTTTTCTTGGACAAAGCAAGATAGTTTACTAATTCCGCTTGGCTTACATTATTGTAATCTTTTTCAACTTCTGTTTTAAGTTTGTTGTATAACTTTAAATTTTGCTTAGTCATTTTTTTACTTATAAGGTCAGATGTACCCATAAGTTGATTTGTTAATTTTTTTACTATTTGATTGTCTGTAAGTTGTGCAATACTTAGTAAAGGTAATCCAGATCTTTGAGCAAATTTTTGAGCTTGTAGTGCTTCAGAGGCTGTCTTTTTTGTTGCAAACCCAAAAGGTACACCACCAGTTCCTTCTATTTTACTTACAAGATATTTACCCATTCCTGGGAGTACAGAGTTGACTGCTCCTTCAAAAACAGCAAGTTTAACCTTATCACCAC